ATGGCGGAGCAGGACGGTGGGAGCTTGGTTTATCAAGTTGATATTGAAACTGCAAAGATGGTCACAGGTAGCCGTCAAGCAGCTGTCGTGTTAGGGGAGATGGAAAAACAAGCCAATCGTTCATCTAAAGCCGTTGATGGATTGACATCCTCTGCCGACAGTGCTGGTAGGTCTATGTCTGGGTTTAAATCAGTGTTGAGCGGGGTTGCAAGCGCAATATCAGTTGCTTTGATTATCGATTACGGTAAGGCTTTTTTGACAGTCGCCGATAACATTACGCAACTTCAGTCACGGATCCTCAGGCTATCATCTGATGCCGCAGCAGCAATGTCTACGTTTGAAACGTTGACGGCCATAGCATCGACTACTGGCGCTAGCCTCAGGGATACGGCCAAGCTGTGGGAGGCGATGACCTCCGCGCTAAAAGGGACTGGAGCAACCAACACCCAAATACTTGCATTAACCGATACGCTTCAGAAAATAGGGCGAGTTGGCGGCTCTTCTACAGAAGAGATGGCAAATGCATTAAGACAATTCGGCCAGTCTATTTCCTCCGGCACAGTAAGAGCCGAAGAATTTAACTCCATCCTTGAACAAATGCCTGAGCTTGCTAGGCAGATTGGCGCAGGGATGGGACTATCAATGGGGCAGTTGCGACAAGCAATGCTCGAGGGTAAGTTGAGCGCTCAGGATGCACTTAATGCAATCATGAAGCAGTCATCGGCTGTTAACGATGAATTCTCGAAGCTCCCAAGGACGATGGATCAGGCGAGCAACTCCCTTACGATTTCCCTTCAAAATCTAATTGGGAAAATGAACGAAGCTATGGGCGCTAGCGCAACCATGGTGAAGGTTATTGACTCTATTAGCGCAGCAATAGATAGGCTAAGTGGAAAAACTGAGACGGCATCACAGAAGATTGCAGATCTCACGTCAACTGGCGAAATGTATGCACGTAGAGCAAGAACGTGGTCATGGCTTGGACTTGATGGCTGGTCAGAACAAAATCAGGCTTTAGCAGCTCTCAGCAACAAAGCAGCCACGCTGATCGGCGATATGAATTCGGTGGCAAAAGCTTCAGAAAACGCAGCCAATGGAACGATTAATTTCAATAACTCAGGCACTGCAAACCCTAAGCAAGATGCATTGGTGAAGCGTTCTCAGCGTCGCATAGAACTATCGAAACTAGAAGGGGAAGCAAGGGCCAGACTACAGGCAGTATATGACGCTGAAGATGCTGGCATATCTAAGAATGATCCGCGAGTGAAGAAACTCCAAGATCAGTATGCCGAGATAGAGCGGAATACCAAAGCCCAGAAAGAAAGCAATGCGGAGGGCAAGAAGTCAGCCAGCCAAGCAGAAAGCGTTGCCCAGAAGCTGGCAAACCTGAAGCAGCAGTCAGAGCTTGCGGCGGACTCAACAAGCGAGCTTAGCCGAGAGAAGGCGATTCTTACCGCACAGCAATCACTCGGTAAAGGCGCGACGCAAGCACAGGTAGCCCTGGCCGGGGAATATGCCGCAAAAGCTTGGGATGCGGCCGCAGCAGCCAAAGGCGTCACTGAGGCGATCAAGGCTATGCCTGAGAAGGCGGAGAATAAATCCTACGCCGAGTCCATGCAGAACCTGAAAGCTGCGCTGGATGCCGGGAAGATTGACCTTCAGGAGTACAACATCGCCACCGAGAAAATGGCGCTGGAGCATCAGAACAACTTAGCGAAGATTAACGCTCAGGCTGTAGTTAACCCTGTTGCATCTGCACGAGCTGAAGTTGATCCGGTTCAGCAGTTGGCGAATGAGAATGCTCAGAAGCTGGCGCTGATGCAGCAGTATCAACAGCAGGAGCAGGCGATACTGCTGCAGAGTTACCAGCAGGGAAAAATCAGCTATGACCAATTCATCTTGGCTAAACAGGCCACGGATGATCAGTACCTGGCTTTGCGCACTGCCCAGGAGAAGCAATACCAGGAGCAGCAGACGGCGGCGCAATGGCAGCTGTTGAGCCAGCAAAGCCTTGGTTACAACATGTTGACGAGCGCTGTTGATGCCTTCTCTGGTAATGCCTCCAACGCTATTACTGGGCTGCTTACCGGCACCATGTCGGCACAAGAGGCGATGAGGTCTCTTGGCAACACCATTCTGAACAGTGTGATAAACAGCATCGTTCAGGTGGGTGTGGAGGCCTTGAAAAACTACATCCTCGGTCAGACGCTTGGCGCTGCATCCGTGGCGTCATCTGTGGGTATGGCTGCAACAACGGCTTCAGCCTGGGCACCGGCGGCCGCAATGGCATCACTGGCAACGCTTGGCGCTAACGCTGCCCCAGCGGCTGCAGGGATAACCTCAACCGTGGGATTGGCTGGTGGGTTGGCTTTGGCCGGCGCGCGTTATAATGGCGGCCCTGTGAGCGCTGGAGCGATGTACCAGGTAGGTGAGCGCGGGAAGCCAGAGATTTACCAGGCGAGCACTGGTAAGCAGTACATGATACCCGGTGACAACGGCAAGGTGATCAGTAATAAGCAGATGACCGGCGGCGGCAGTGCGGCGCCAACCATCATTATCGAAAACTACTCATCCGGAGCTGGTGTAATGGATACCCAGGCCAGCAAAGGTGCTGATGGTAGCGATGTGGTGCGCATTGTGCTGGCTGATCTACAGCAGGGAGGGCAAATCAGTCAGGGCATCTCCCAGTATCACCAGGCGCCTCGCCGCGCGACAGAGTAAATGAAGTGGTCTCGAATCACGTTTTATTAGGTGTCGTGGTGATATCCTTACCGTTTTTAATGGGGCTGGAGGGTAAATATGACGGTTTTTTCTGGGAAGCAAGATGGTGATGTCACTGCAAATAGTGATTTAACTATAAATGGAATGATCACTGGTTCCCTAACCGTTCCAAGTGGTGTGGAAGTACTGCTATCGGGCATGGTTTGCAATAGTGTTTATCTTAAACCTGGCGGCAGATTAATTGTTCGGGGTACTATTTGTAAAAACCTTGTTAATGAAGGCGGCCACGCCGAAATTTATGGCGTTATTTCTGGTGCCTCTATCATAAATGGTGGAAATACCATCGAACATCATGGCTGTGTAGTAAACAATATACGCAAATAGTTAGTATTATTATCATTACATAAAACCCGCTTCGGCGGGTTTTTTATTACCGGGAGAAAACCGTGGCAATACCTTATCCCGACTGGCTATCACTTCCGCAGAAGGCTAACAAGAGCCGCACGATTGATGCCGGGTTCCGCACCGATCAGCCGGCAGTTGGCGCGCCAATCTTCCAGCGCCTGACGGATGACCTTAAAACCACGTGGTCGCTGACGTGGATTTTCACGCTGCAAGAGGATCGGGCGTTCGAGCAGTGGTATCGCAGTCCTCGTTACCTGGATAACGGCAATCAGTGGTTCACGATACTTTGCAATCTGGGTGGCTCTGGCCTGCAACTGCAGGAGCTGCATTTTGTGGCGCCGCCGGTTCAAACGAGTATCAACGGCAACACGACGACGTGGACAGCGAGCGTAATCACCCGGAAGGTCTACAACCCGGATGACGAGTTCTCAGACGTTATTGTTGAACTGCCTCCAGGTCAGTGGGGGATTATTGATGAGGTTGTTACCCGAATATGGCCGGAGGTGTAGATGCCAACGTTGAGAGAATTTCAGTCACAGCGACCCAACCGGATCATCTACGACACGATGACGTTTAGCCATCCGTCATTTGGCGCTATTCGGCTGGTGGCTAACCAGATATACCCGAAGACGTTCGCCGGCCAGGTGTTTTCAGCGTGTCGAATGGAGGTCGCAGAGAGCCAGCAGAGCAGTACGCCGGTGATCAACTCAACGGTGAAGTTTGGTCGCCTGGCACAGGACTTTAAGCAGCAGCTGAAGCTGTGGCGCGCGCACTCACGCATAACGCCGATCTCTGCCACGTATCAGCGTTTCGATGCGGCGGACATGAACACGCCGCTGAAGTCGTGGACGCTATATGTGAAAGATGCCTCTCTCGATGAGGCTGACGTAACGTGCTCGCTCACGCTGCAGAACCCGCTCAACAACAACATCGGCTTTCTCTACAACACCACGGAATTCCCAGGACTCGCCAATGCATAAATCTGACTTCATCCACGCCATGGAGGGTAAGCCGTGGCGCGATCGGGCGTGCTCGTTCGACACGGCTGATTGCTGGGGACTGGTGGTGCTGTATTACCGGCATGTGCTCGGCATAGAGATACACCAAACGCCGGACTACGAAGCCGGCAGCGACTTCCTGACGTGTTTTTCCGGTGATGTTGTGTTCTGGCATCAGGCCGAGAAAGCGGCCGACGGTAGCATTTTTATCGCGTATTACGGCGGACAGCCAGCTCACGTTGGTTTGGTCATTGATGGGCAAGCATTCCATAGCCGCGGCGAAGCGGGGCATGTGCGCTTTGACAAGCTACGGACGCTGGAGCGAGTTTTCACCAAATTGGAGTTTTACGACTATGCCGTTGATCGAAGTTCAGCGCGTGCCGGGGTTGCCGAAAGAACGGTATAACCTACCCGCCGGCAGCATGTTCTATCCCTGGCTTAAATCGGCCAACCTTCACTGTGATGTTGAAATTCTGCGTAACGGCGTAAAGCTGCAGCCCGATGATGAGTTGAATTTCCCGCTCAACGACGGCGACGTGATCAGCGTGTTCGACCAGCCGAAAAGCGGCACCATTGGCAAAGTGCTAAGTCCTATTTTCGCTCCGATCAAGTTTGTCCAAAAAATCCTGACGTCATTGCTCGGCCAGCCAAGTGCGGGCGTGGCGACAAGCAGCAACGCAAAGACCTCGCCGAATAACAGCCTGAAAGGGCAAACCAACATTGCGCGAAACGGTGAGGCAAAGCCTGACAACTACGGCCAGGTGCGCGCGTACCCTGACCTTATTCAGGAGTCGCTGTTCGAGTACGACAACAACATCAAGAAAGTCACAGAGTGGATGAACTTCGGGCTGGGCCGGTATGACGTCACGTCAGTAAGATACTCAGAATCGAACCTCGGCGCGCTGGCTGGCGCCTCATACCGCATCTACCAGCCAGGCGAGAACATCCCGCGGATCAATGAGGGGTTCGCTTTCGACGACATCGACGGCCAGGAGCTTCCTGGTCCGAACGAGAGCGGTGATTTTCCTGCAGAAACGGCGACGACAACCACCGATATGGTTTCTGGCGAGTTCATCGCCGGACAGGCAAAGGTGAAAATCAAGCAGAATAGCGACTTTGATTACTTCTATGACCTGCCTAAGCCTCATTCTGTATCGTTCGTAGTCAATGTCACCTACAACACGGTGTCGGGGCCAGTAACTCGTGATATCACGGTATTTGCCGATCTTGTCAGTGCGACAACAACCGACGATGGCGCCCCAGTGAATCCGCAGTATTTCTACGAGTTCACGTTTGCAAATCTGAGCGGCAACGATATCAGCCAGATCCCCGACGACGCGGTGATCAACACGTCGATATTCACGCTTAACGACAATGAACCGCTGGTAATTGGCCCATCATTCTCTCCGGTTGAAGGGACTCAGCTTTGGGTTCACCTGCAGGCGCAGTTAGGTCACGGTGACTATGCCCGAACCAATGTCACCTTCTACAAGGTCGATGATGATAACAACCAGATCCCGGGAACGTTAGAGAGTTACAACGTAGGGCTCAACAATGACGATGAAAACGCAGATACAAAATATCAGACGTTTAAATTCACACCTGCAGCCGGCAATGGTCGTTACGCGATTTCTTTCATCCGGTCGAATAACAGCAATGACCATTCAATCCTCAAGGTGGAAGTCGTTCACATCGTCAGGACGCGCACCAACGTTGTTTACCCGAATGATACGCTCGTAACTGTCACTGTCACTGCGACAGAACGCGCTACCAGTGCAAGGGAGCGAAAATATAACGCTCTAATCACCCGCCACGTCATCAGCTACAACCTGGATACGCAGACGGTGGATTATACAGAAAGGCCTTCACGCTCGTTTGCAGACGCTGTATTGCACACCTGGCTAAAGATGGGTGGACAGCCAGAGTCGAGCATCGACATCTACGAGCTTTACTCTATCGCGGCATCGTTGCCGGATCAGCGCCTGGGTTATTTCGATTATACCTTCGATGACGAAGATATCTCGCTTGGCTCTCGGATTCAGACGATCTGCGATGCGGCGACGGTAACCGCGTTTTGGGATGGAGGGGTGTTGTCTTTCACGCGCGATGAACGGAAGTCAAGCGCAACGACGGTGTTCAACCGCGCAAACATGAAAGCGGAGGATTACAGCCTTTCCTACGACATGACTCTACCAGGTGGTTTTGATGGGGTTGAGGTCAAATATCGAAACCCGGTCACGAATAAACAGGCATTCATCCGCTACCGGATCGTCGGCAACTCGATTGAAGAGGGGGAACCGGTAAAGGCGAAGAAATTCGACATGCTGTTTATCCGCAATTCTTTCCAGGCGCGGGATCGGGCAATGAAAGAAGTTCGCCGGCTTCTGTACTCACGGCAAACCATGGCTATCCGCGCGCTGGCCGATGGTGAGTGGGTGAACGTCGGGCAGATGGTTCAGGTGGCTGATATCTACGATGCGAACCAGCAGGATGGCTATATCGTTGCGCGTAACGGAAACAACTTCGATACCAGCGAACGGATCGAGTGGTCTGGGGATATGTTTGTGGTCGTTACTGATGCGAATGGCACCCCATCAGCGCGTGTTCAGGCATACCCCCGCAGCGATACGACATTCGGTTTTACCGCTGAAGTACCAGCAATAAACCTCAATATATTTGACGGCTACAACGTCCAGTCGCCGTCTCGTTACGTTATTGCCACGCAAATTGAGATGGACGCTACGAAATGGACGATCACTGAAAAGAAACCGAATGGCGATGGGACAACCTCTTTAACCATGTCTGAATACAACGATGAAATGTATAATTACGAGGTAACTGATTAAATGGCTACAACACCAACTACGAATCCAGTACCTAGTGAAGCAATACCGGATTTAAAATTTAACGCTGGAAAAGTTGATCAGATAGTTAACTCAGATGATGAGTTTTACTATGACCGGCTGGGAGTTAAACGTTATACGATACAGGGAGCCATCAACAATATATCTCTTCTGGGTAAACCCTATGCCACTTTGGACTTGGCTAAGGCTGATATTGCGGCCGGGGTGATAAAAAACAATGTTGTTTTTAGTGTATTATCTGATATTGATGATAATTTAATTGACCTATATGTTAATAACGAAGGCATTCCTAATTACACTGGTAAATCTGAGATTGCAGCGAGCTATGTCGAACGACTGGCAGCGTCAATAGAGCTGCTGAAACAGTTCATTCCACAAGAACAAGGTAATAGGCTCAGCGGATATCTATTTATGTTTACTGATGTGACTGGTGAAAAAGGTCTTATAGGAATGAATGAGGATGGTGGTCTTGAAGTTGCTGGTATTCATGGGGCAATTCAGGACTACTTATCAAATCTGGTTACATCTTCCTTTGCTGGTAAAATTTCTGGTTATCAGGTGGTCATCTTTGCCCAGGATTTAAAGACGGTTATGTTGGCCATTGATGATGACGGTGGGCTGTGGTTGCCTGGAATGAGTGAGGCTGTACAAGATGCGATTGGCTCAGTTGGCCCAGCATTGGTACGTCCGTACAATGGGTGGAATGCGTTGTTTGCAAACAAGGATTCACAAACCCCGCTATGGAGTCGTCAACCTGTAATTTCTGCCACGCCAGTAACTAAAAATGGCGTGTCATTTGTATATGAGGAAAATGGCGTACTGAAATCTGGACTGATGCCAACTAAATGGCCGGCAAATGAAGTGTACGGGCCGCCATGCGAATTATCACCCATTGCGCGTGAGGTTCATGCATATTTTGGGCGAGGACAATCTCTTCGTGTTGGCGGTGGAAATCGTATCTCGACGCTGAACCCTTTATTTAAAGGGCGGCTATTTATGTTCTCAGGCGCCGGTCAGGACAGGGGGGCGGGAGTGCCAACAGACGGCCCAGTATCGGATTCGACGTTAGCTGGATTTACTGATGCCCAGCCATTGGCATCACGTCAGAGCTGCCAGACGCCTGCTCTTTACCGCATTGCTAAACGACATATTGATCGCGGAGTAGCTCCTGTCGATATCCCGTCAATGTTTACTCGTATGGACGCGCGTTCTGGCACCGGTTACGCGGGCCTTAAGAAGGGGACGCAGCCTTACATCGATGGGATTACGTCTTGCCAAGCCTTTGCTGACCGTGTCCGCGCTGTCGGAAAAATCCCTGTCATCAAATGCATCGGCATAACACACGGTGAAGATGATGCGGGAAGCGGAACAGTCACTAAATTCGGCGACTACAAAGCCATGCTGGAAGAGTGGGTTAATGACTCAAATGCGGATCTGATGCCTATTACAGGGCAGACAGCGCCTATTATTTGGGATGTTGACCAAATGGGGGGCTGGATCAGAACTGTATGGCCACCGACCGGCCGCACGGTTTATGGCGATATCGTATCAATCGATCAGTGGGAATTTTCATTGTCTCGTTCTGATGTAATTATGTCGTGTCCGAAATTCCCATTGAACAGGATGTTCCCGTCAGATTTCCAGCATCTAACCAACGTTGGCTATGCCGTTCTTGGTGAATACCAAGGCCAAGCTGAGGATGCAATGATCTATGACACATCAAGAACGATGAAATGGAAGCCTGTACAACCTGAACAAATAATTAAAATAAATGAAACGACATTTGATATTATTTTTCATTCGCCATTTGGCGGTGCATTGCGTTTCAATACCTCTATCGGTAGCGCACCTAATAGTGGCATTGATTTAGGCCTGGCATCTGTCAATGTATTATCAGTTACTCAAGTTGGTGATATTAAGTTCAGGGTTGTCACTGACGCTCCACCGGTGGCGGGGGATTGGTTCAGGTTTGGTTTTAACGCAAATGACCCCAAGACGATTAATGGTGTAACTTTCATTCATCCGCTTGTTAATATCAGTGATGATTCTCAAATATCAAGCGAATACGTATCAGGACTGAAGCTTGTAAACTGGTGCGTCGGGTCTAGAATTTTCATTCCTGCATAAAAGGAAAACGTATGACTAGTTTGGCTTTCAATACATTAAAACCCTATACAGGTTCTCGGGCCCCAATTGATTTGTCTGGTGCATATCTTGATGCAACTGCTTTATTCAATGCGCACAAGGCGCGAGTAACTGCCGACGGCGGTATTATTCTTAACGAAGCATCGTGCAAGTCTGAGATTGAGTTCATTATCAATCTCGGATTGTGGGATGTAATGGCGTCAGTGGCTGCACCTGAGTGGGGCATTAAGCGTGATGGCTCAGGTAATATTTTGAAAATGTATGGTCTGGGAAAGACGCCAGACTATACATCTACCCAGGTTGGTACAGCTATTCATCCTGTGACGCTCGACACTAGCAAAGAAATTCCGATGGCCGTAATCCGCCTTGACGGCGGTGGCAGTCAGCTCGTCAGTGGGTCTATGACACTACAGGCTGCTGCGTCGCTGCCTTATATCGTGTCAGTCAGGGGATTGGATTACGACCTAACTGATAACCAGGGTATTGCGCTTCGTTTCAATGGGCCGAGCTGGCCGCATTTTTACTATTGGTGTGTAAGCCGTAACGATCAAAAATTCCAGTGGTTCTATTCCTGCGACCGGTTTAATCCGCCAACTGGTGCCGGCGGCGCCAGCGCTAGCAAAGCATGGGATGGTACAGTTGGTAAATCAGCCGCATTGGTCAGTAGTTCTGAGGGACAACTTCGCGCATATGACAATGGCTCAATCTTTACGACTTCATCCAGCTACCCTCCGCCGAATATTGCAGGGATCGGCGGAACCGTAACTCTGGGAACGCGATATGCAGGGGAGCAGAGCCAAGCAGCTGCAGCATACGGTGGCATCGGCCGTATTCGAATTTTCTCGAGCGGAAACGACACTGCAGCAGCTCAGATTTCAGCACGCGCGTAGTGTAATATCTGCCGGGAGGGAACCCGGCTATTTGTAAAGTGTGGCAAAGTCGAATGCGATTGCAGCGTCTACGGCTTTGCCCTCTGTTTCAAACGGTACCTCTGAAACGAGCGGCCAGCGCCCTTTATGCCAAACATAAAGCCAGTGTTGGCCTTCCTCATCTTCGCGGATTGCGAACATCGGTGGACTGTTCTGCTGTGGTTCTGGGTATCGGTCGTTTTCGTTGAGAATGAAGATCTGCCGGCCGGCGAGGGTGATGCTGCCCAT